GGACCCCAGATCCGAACAGTTATGACACAATCTCTACTTCTACGCTCGGTTTGGATGCTCTCGATCGCGATGATGCGGACATCGGCTATAATGAAGCCGATACCGAGGATGACTACGGCGACTATGATGATGACTACTTTGCTGGTGGTGGATACGTTGGCTACGAACACGGTGGAATGCATCTTTCTCCTGAAAGGGAAGACGAAAGATTAAAAGAAATTTATGGCGGGGGCGCATCTTATACACAGACCCCTAATTATTTTGAAAAAACAACGCCTAGAACACGTAATCAAAGTGTTACAATTCCGTCTACATCGATTGGTAATATTGATGTAGGTATTACTCTTCTTAAACAAGAAGAAAGAAGAATTTTAACCGCTATCCCCGAAGAAATAATGGAACGCGAAAATCTTAAAGGCCAGGAACGAGTAGACACAAAGAGGGCCGAGCTTAAAGGTATTTTTAAGATTACTGAAACGCCTGATTTTATGGCAAACACGCTTATAGATCCTAAAGAAATTAGAGCTTCGAGAGCTACAACGGAACAAGAAGTAATAGATGCGGCTGGGGAAAAAATTAAAGAGAACCAAAAAGAGTGGGCCGCAGGAATCACTCTTGCACTTTCTCCTGAGAATCTAAACGCCATAGTAAATGCTGATTACGCAGACCGGGGTCGCTTTAGAAATCTTAGAGGAGATGTACGTATACCGTTGTCAGACGACACAAGTGTAAATCTGGGAGCACAACGAAATCTAATAGAGGGTGGTCCAGACTCCACCTCATATAACGCAGGACTTAATACCGTCGTGTCGGATGACTATAATGTAAATCTGGGAGCACAACGAAATCTAATAGAAGGTGGTCCAGACTCCACCTCATTTAATGCAGGGCTTAATACACCCGTGTTTGACGGTATAGGTAACTTGGGAATTAACTACAGAAGAACGCCTGGAGACAATTACATTGGTGGACAAGTTACCATCCCGTTAGGGGAAACGTAAATTACTTCGCTGAACCCCAGTTCTCGCCTAACCCTACATCGACCCTGGACGGTATAGCCAATCCCGGCGCACAATTCTCCATCAAGCCTTTGATCTCCGTCACCTGCTCATCGCTCTCTATCGAAAAGCAAAGCTCATCATGAACCGTGAGCATAGGCCAGTGTCCATGGTCCATGCAGTCTTTCATCGCTTGCTTGGTCTGATCGGCCGCCGAAGCTTGGATCAATCTGTTCAAAGCCTTGTATACGAAGGCAACCTGATATCTCTCAGGGTTCATGCTGGCCCAGTTCTTGTCTCTTTCCTCAACAGGCGTGTTCAGAACATCTTCCCAACGCTCTTCCAGCTTCTCCGCGTGAATAGGCTTCTTGTACTCCTTGGAATAACCCTTTAACTCCCGCATAGGAAACCGGCACTTTCTTCCCAGCAAGGTTCTCACCTCTGAGCGCCGAGACGCCGCGTCCATCACCGCAGAGGCCAAGGCGCGGATAAACGGGACCTTCTCGTCATACTCGTTCCGAAGAGACTTGGCTTCCTGAAAGGGTATATCACCCAAGGTCTGCGCCAACTTACCAATGCCCATGCCGTACATTATTCCAAGATTGATTGTCTTGGCATGTGTTCTGCTTACACCAGCCATGTCCGCAACGATCTGATGGAAGTCCAAATCGTCGTTCTGGTACTGTATCGCAATCTCCTTGACCTTTTCGTTGTCCTTGGTGGCCGGAGTAAGGGATGCGTAGTGCATCATCCATCGAGGCTCTTGGGCGCTGTAATCGAAGCTTCCCCAGCGGCAATCGTCCTCCGGGATAAACAGTCCGCGAATAAGAGACTTTATTTCTGGATGTCTGGAGGGAACCTGCTGCAAATTCGGATTACTGGAGGAGAATCTCCCTGACACAGTCCCACCTTCATCTGAGCGCAACTGGTTAAACTGGCAGTGGATGCGGCCATTATGCTGATGATTAAGAATTGTATCAACGAAGGTCGTATTAGCCTTATTGTATTCGCGTATCTCCAGGATTTTCTGTGCAATTGGGTGCTCATGAGTTTTCAGAAAGTGTTTGGTGAAACTAGGTGCGTCAGATTTGGCGGTGCGTTCGTAGCTTAACCCCAAATTATCAAACACCGTGGCCAGGCTCCTAGCGTTCCACGGCTCCAGATGAACCTTGGATTCAGAAAAAACCTCCTTGAGAAGCTTGTTTTCCTTGTCCGTCAGAAGTTTTTTTGTTTGTTCCGCCTTGGACACGTCAACCCGAACACCCCGGCGCTTCATCTCAAACACCATAGGAAGCAGAGACAACTCCAGATCAAGGATCTTCTCGCAGTTTTCCTCAATCAGTTTCTTATGCAGAACGTGCCAGAGACTTAGAGTGAGTGTCGCATCCTTCTCAGCGTAGGCCGCAACCCTCTCCGCCGGAAGCTTCCACATCTCAGCCTTGGCATCTACGCCATGCTGACTGGCCGCTCTCCGTAGATCCTCTTCAGCCTTCCGCTCTCCAAGGTAGGTAGATCCCAGAGCATTCAGAGAATAGCTGAAACGGTTCTCGTCTACCAACGGTGCCGCGACCATGGTGTCCAGTACCTTACCTTTGACTTCAATACCTTCGCTTAGAAGCCAACCTAGATCGTACTGCGCGTTGTGAAACACCACGGACATTCCGTGATTCAACTGGTCTTGGAGCCACCTGAGTACGAGGTCTTTTGCCATGTTCCCACCACCTTCGTGGGCTATAGGCAGATAGGCGCTCCACTCAGAGGCGGCAACAGAAATCCCTATAAGGTTTCCATCGTTTCTAACCCACCCTGGCCCCAAGTCTCGTAGGTGAGGATCTCGTGTCTCAGTGTCTATGGCGATAATTTTCTCGCCGGACAAGTCTGGGAGATGCTCTGGGGGGAACCAGACAGTCTCATCAAACAGATCCTCACGCATGGTTTTTATCTTCCGATATAGCTGCCCACAGGGCTACATATGCAGAAGCATCAATACCATTATCGGACTTGGTTTGTCCCACCTCATTACGAGCCACCTTCAACAAAGCCATGCAAAACGCCACATCTTCTGGTTTTATTTCAGTCTTTAGATATACGCCCCAGAGATCAGCAACTCTCTGATGTAGCACGGTGTAATCGCCGTATTGCTGCGCCCGGTCACCACCCACAAGGGATGCCGCCGTTTCTAGTATATCGACAGGCTTCATAACGGATAGTTCCTATTGGTTTGGGGCAGCATTATGTGAAGTGCTTTCTTGGTTCTGGTGACCGCAACATAATATACCCGATGCTCTGTCGCAGGGTTCGTCTGGTATTCCTTGTGCGCCGCGTAGGACAAATCAGGCACCACCAGAACATTGTCGGATTCGCCACCCTTCATTGAATGTATCGTGCTGACCTTGATCCGTGGATTACGGACGTTATCCTTGCGCTTCAGCGCGTTCAGAACATAATTCTTGGTGTCTAAATCAATCTTTCCCAAAGCTTGATGCCACCGAACAGAACCGTCTACAAGAAGCCCCATCTTCTCTTGGGCTTCCGACATACTGATTAGTGCTTCCCTGTTCAAGCCCATGAGGGCTCCAGAACGCGGCCCAAAGCCGCGAGAGTAGCCTTCCCCCATATTCATGAACCCGTAGACGTTTCTAACCTTCGTGGGCGTCAGCGGCTCTCCCTTGGCCCATTCCTCCCAATCGTGTAGTGCCTCATAGGTTTTAGCCGGAATGCTGGGGTGGCCATTGCGGCTGTAGACCCAACCCTCCTCCCGTAAAGCTTGGGCATACTGCGAGGCAATGCGGTTCGTTCGAGCCATAAGACACCACTCACCCTCATGCAGCGGCACATCCCAAATGTTCTGATGGAACTGGACAGTGCCGTCCTCTTCCTTGGGTCGCCACGACTTCGGCGCCCGGCCCTCTATCCGGCTGACGATGTTCTGCGCCTCCTGCCAGACAGAACGGGGAACCCTGTAGGACTGCTCCAGAACCGTTTTCTTCTCTGTCGCGTTAAGGAACGCTTCAACATCCGCACCCTGAAAACCCATGATGGCTTGATCATCATCACCCGTGAACACCTGGATACGGGGCTTCTTCCTTAGTACATCGACCATGGACCATTGAAGGGTAGAAAGATCCTGTGCTTCATCTACAAACAAGGCCTCTATCTCCGGACCCTCTCCAGATTTGATGAAGTTATCAATCATGTCTGTGAAGTCTATCTTCTTCCGGGCGTTCTTGTAGTCCTTGTACGCATCCACTAGACGTTTAAGCTCGCACCAATCGACGTTGTAGTCGGCCAGTTGCCTGTGCATCTCTTCCAGAGTCAGGCCCTTGCTGCGGGATAAGTGATACTGGCTCATGTAGAAGTCGCCCTTGGCTACCCCCACGGTGTCAAAGTCCGTCTCAATGTCAGATTTCCCTTTGCTCCCGAAGGGAATACCAACAGCGTCTCCGATCTCAATCATCTCCTTGGGGCCAACAACCTCATCTGAGCTATACCCGCCAGCCCGAAAAGCCATGGAGTGAAGCGTCTGAAAGTAGGGCATGTCGCGCTCGTCGATTCCCCAATCCTTGCATACTCGATCGCGGCTTTCCTTTGCAGCCTTGCGGGTGAAGGAAACGCAAGCAATGCGGTCAGGCGATATGCCCTGCTCAATGCAATCCCTGATCTTGTTGGAGTTGGTCTGGGTCTTGCCCGTGCCGGGCGGCCCAAGGATGGTTTCATGCTGGTCTGTCAAAACGGCGGATCCTCTGGTTCAAACGTAACCTCTGGCAGGTCAACCTCGCCACGGTGCATCTCCGGTACAAACCAAACCCGAACAGACTTGCGGTTATCCTTGTTGTCGCGGAAGTGGTAGACCTTGTCGGACTCCGCTCCATTGTTCATTTCTTTTAGACGCTCAGTGATCTGGCCACGGGTGTACAGCGTGAACTTACTGCGCTGTAAAAACTCTTGGAGAGAACTTAGCTTGAAATATGTCACGCCGTCCTCTGTCCACGGCTTGCCTGTCAGTAGTTCTTCTGGGCTGTGTGCCTGTATCCTAGAAGTGCAGAAGCTCTCTAGCAGTTCTACAAAGAGGCCCTTCTGGGTCAACTCTTCTGGAACGGATATCCTCGTAGCGTCATTAAGAAGATTATCGACCAGATCCCGCCAATCGTTCTCCTTCATCCGGGCCGGCATCTTGTACATCTGCTCCATGCAAGCGCGTTGAAACTCAACCTGCATCTGTAGCTGTTTGGTAGACAACTCCAGGCGAGCGCCGTCCACGTCCACAAACCAGACTGGCGGCTCAGACTCAACAACGGTCAAGCCGCCGACAGGGACATGAGAGTTGGCATCACCCACCCCAAACTTGCGGGACCGGCAGAGCGACTTGTTGCAGTGGCCATGAATGGGCTCTGACTTACAAGTGTAAAAATACTCTTTCTTTTCT